CAACGATCGATTCTTTGTACTCAGCTAGAGAACCAAAGTAGTTAGGTTTACGTGGAGCCATTAAACCCTTTTCTTTTTATTGTTTACCTTTACGGAGCTGGGGTCAGTTAAGGCTTTGTAATGCTCGAACAAAAACCTTTTGTTTTCCTTAAGGCGTTTTTCTACCTGGGGGGAAAGAGAACCATAAGGCCCTACTGCTCCACGCATACGCGCAGCTTCTTTCTGCTCTTTAATTACAAACTTAAGCCCTTGCGCTGTCTTGCGTTGAGCATCGGCGTTAACCGAATCACGCATTTCAGCATCAAGGATGGCGCTCTCTTTGTATTCAGCAAGCGAACCAGAGTAGTTCAAAGATTTTCTTTTATGCATGTTGCCAACTATACACCAGGGTGCTACCATGTCAGGACTCACAACCTATTAATCCCAGGGCCGTACTCTATTCGCACAGAGCGGGGCATTGAACACCAGGCAACTGGGGTAGATCTCCTATGACTAGGAGAAGCGACGTGATGAACGATATATCATCAACTAAGGTGTCGGCTAAATACTTGGCTACGGCGACCTGCTCCATAAAGGATGCAAACTGTGGGGGGAGCTGACGGGTCTGTCCTGTTTGCCGTCGATTAGTCCGTGTATGTGTGCGGTATACACACAAACTTGAGCGTTTCACCACAGAAAATCTAACAAATCCACACATATACAGGACGGGTATTACCCCCCCTAGGGGGTGGGGTGGGCTCGGCAGACCCCTAGTTTCCTAAGAGCCTACCGAGCCTTAGCCATTATTTCTTGTTTGCCTGTTCGTAGAGCGTATATCCATTGGTCTTGAGAGTCTTAGCGACTGTCTTAACCTTTACGCCTACCGATATAAGGCTTTCTTGTCCATTCCATCGCATAACTCTGACAATTTCGCCAGACTTCACGACACCTTGACCGTCCCAAATTTTGAGACCGAACACGGCATTCTTCTCCTGCTTACTTCCTGAGATAATTCCCCAGTCGGCAAGTTTGTATGAGTTGGTAACGATAACTACTCCCTTGTTTAGTGTTGGCAGGATTGCCAACGAGACCATTCAAGCACACTCTCGGCGACTTGTCAAATCGGCGATTTTTGCCTATATATGAAACAAAAACTTTGCCGTATGCCCTAGCCATAGCCCTTACATAAAAACTTTACTGGTAGTCCTAACCCTAAACATTACTGGTAGTGGTAGCGCTAAGCGTTAGGGTTAGCCCCTTAAGGACACAAGGGATATAAAGTCCCTAAGGGGCTTAAGCCCTAATGGTCTACAGATATCAACCAGACTATAACAAACACTATTACGGTTAATATCTTACTCATTAGGTATTCTCCCTTCTCTATTTGTTAATAGAACTTACTCACTAGCCATAGTTTCTTCACCCCATATCTCTTTAAGGTCTGAGTCCATTACCTGATTGAGAGAACCATAAAGGCTGTAGTCACCTGTTTCAATATCGCTAAGGTAATCCCTAGCCATATAGCAATTAAAGTGTCCGTGCTCTATGTCTTTAATGATACTTAAACACATAATCTGTAGGCTTTGCGCCGTGTGTTTAAGCGAGTTGTAATCATTTGTTGTTTTCGGATAATCGTTATCACTCGTCATCATCATCACCACCACCTTCTTCCATTTTGGCTTTGATGTTCTTCTTAACCATATCCATTACTTCGTCATACATTGTAGGGCTTTCGGTTTTAAGCATTACGGGTCGCATTAGGTGTAGGTAAGTATTCCTAAGGAAGTTAAAGTCATAACTATTACCAAAGTCATCTCTGGTTGGGGCTTCTTCCTTGTTGGTGTTCCATACCTTAGTTACCTTATCGCCAGTAATTAAGACCTTCTGGAAGATAAGAACATTACCCAAACACATAGCCTGTATGCGTTCGCCCTTCCGTATAGTCCTAGCGATTAAGCCTGCTGGCTCTTTCCATTGGCTCAGAACCAACGCAGTTTCTAAGTCCCCCAAGAAACCCACCATATCCTTGTGGGGAACAGCGTCAGTAATCATTTCGACCTTACCACCCTGAGCACCTTTGTTTTCTTCCCTTGTCTGCCCGTTGTCTATGATTTGGTCGTCAGAAACCCTTGCCCTTGCTTCTTCCATTTCTTCTTCGTCTAGGTGGCTGATAATCCACAACTCGCCAGTTTTGCTTGACATATCGTTGTCAAACGCTTCCATCAAGTTATTAAATATCCTTAGACCTTCTTCCTTGCTGTTTGTGGGTGTTAGTTTCTTGGTTTCCTTGTTGATAATGTCCTGTAGTTCTGACATTATGTTGTCGTTGTCTTTGTCTTTCATTGTCTTATCCCTTTCCCTTTAGTTGTTTGATATATTTAGTTATTAACTTAATCGTGTCGCTACTGATAACGATTTCGCTATCGTCTAACGCTACTCTCCACGGAAACAACGACTCAACTTCGCGTTGTAGTTTAACTATTGAGTAAATTGTTTCTTTCTGAACTTGTAATCGTGGGTTATTAAGGTAATCCGTGCTCATTGTCTTATCCCTTTCCTTGTAGTTGTTTTAGTTTGGTTATTGCTTTATACGGTGTGCGACAAACTATTACGCCATACTTTTTCTTTATCTTGTCTGTTTCTTCTCTTAGTATCTTATTTTGGATATCTCTCCTACCTGTCACCTGCTCATCACTAATCCAGATAACAGGCTGACGAGAACTTTCTCTTAGTTCCTTAATGCCATACATCAACGCTGGTGCGTCGCAACCGTTGCCACCTTCCCAGTTTGGCAACTGGCGTATCTTGCGACCCCTACGGGCAACGATATAAGCATTGGGTTCATTTGGGCTAGGAGAACCACCTGATGAGTAGCAAAGAACCGTGGCACCTGCTGAAACGCCAATCATTTCGTCTATGTCGCTGTCATCTAGGCTCATAGAACCTGAGCAGTCAATGACTACGACTGCCCCTAATGACCTAGTTTTACGAGTGAATATGCGTTGCTCAGGGTCAGAATACAAACGACCAATGTTCTTAACAGACCGACCTGTATCTGTATACATAATCCGTCTACCAAGTTTGCCTGTATGGGTTAAGGGCAGGTCAGGCTTAGAGACAAACAACGGATACCAGTTGTCAGTGCCATCTCCATAGCCTGCTTTACCCTTGTCGTATCTGTAGCCCTGAACTTCATCTTTTGCTTTCTCTGATGCCTTAATTTCCTTAGCGTCTGACATACTTTCGGTTTCTATGAACCTAGCCAGGTCTTTGTATTCTCTCTTAGCCTGTTTGCGATAGTAAGGGTGGTCGCTGTTTATCTGTATTGCTTTTCGATAACGCCAAGTGCCAATGCCCCAAGCACCATTTATCGCTCTGTTTGTGTTGGCTAAAGTGTCTGCTACTACTCGGTTCTTAATCTTCTCAAGAAGATTATCCATAGCACGAGTGCCACTATAACTTAACGCCTTAGCAATTAGTTCAGGGTTAGGACTTGGCTCGCTGAGCATTAACGCCAACACATCTACATTGAGAGTGTCTATGGTTGGGTCATCACTAAACGCTTCTTCGTATGCGTTGGTAGCAATTATGTTCTCGGCATACCTAACGCTTGTTGGCTTAAGTTTCCAACGCTTAGCCTGTTGTTTGGTGTCGGGCAACTGAAACCTACTAAGCACCAAAGCAAAACGCCTAAGGCGACGGCTGGTTACGCCGTCGCCTGTAGGTGCTTGATAGGTGTGTGCTTTAGTTGGCGTGCCAAAACTAACGCCAACTCCGTCAAGGTCAAGTGGTGTGCCACTTGCGTCATAACGGTTATGGTTTAAGTCTGGTCGCTGTCCTAACGCTTCTGGCACTAACGCATTGTGTTGCTTAGTCATTTTATTCCCCCCCGTAGGTTGGGTGATTAGTTGGGTGATTTCTTTGTGACTTACGCTTAGCCCAGTATCGGGCTTCACGCTTTCGTTGTCGCTCGTCAATGGTGTGTATAAACGCACCGATTTGATAACCAACAAAGATAGATACCATAACAATAAGTATTAGGTGGTCTATCCATAGGATTACTTTGTCGCTTTCCATTACTTCCCCTTTCGTTTGATGGCTTTGTTTAACGCTTCGCTTAGTGAACCTGTTGCCCTGCCGTCATCAGTTACGATTTCAGTAGGGTCATCACTAAACCTAAGCACCGACTCTACGCCTTCTCGGTTAGCAACTAGCACTAACCTAACTCGTCGTCTTGCTGGGTGCTTACTCGGTGCTATTCCAGGGTGTGTTGAACTCTCACCTTCTGCGAGTGGTGAAGCCCAACCTGTAGTTATTAAACCAACGCAACTGTGTGTCTTTAACACATCTGCTACTTGGCTACCTTCCAGTAGTTCGTAGATATCTCCTTCGGTTGCCACCGTATAGATATCAACCAATGAAGCACTACCTTCTTTGAGAACTTCTATGGCTAAGAGTTGGGCTTCTTTGTAATGAAAGCCTTCGTCATATCCATTGACTATAAGTTCTGCGCTTAAGGCAATGTCTTTAAGTGTTGGCGTGGTCATTTCTTTTCCACCTTTAAGAGACTGAGACTGTCAATGAGTTGTTCTGCTATACGGGGTAAGCAGATATCAACTGACTTGTGTAGGTCATTAGTCTTCTCATAGAGTTGAGCGAACTCAACAAAGTTTCTTAACGAATAACGGTCATCATTTGTAGTCCGTGAAACAATAGAGTGCGCTAACTCTCTAAGGTATTCGGGCAAAGACGCAATAGCGTCAGGGTGTGGCTCGTTAATCTCTAGTTGAACCACTAGACGGTCTTGGATAGCACGCCCTAAGTCGTCAGGCTCGCCGTTCATAGTAGCAACGACGCTGAAGCCCTTAGCAGGTGTAATCTTTTCGCCTGTATCGGGGTTCTGCCAAGACGAAGAAGCGTGAGTATCTATCAAGGACATAAGGCGACTTTCGATATCGCCATTGACCCTGTTAATCTCATCAACGACCAACCGACCACCAGTTCTCCAAGCCTTAATCGCAACGCCTTCGTGGAACATAAGTTCACGAGAGCCATTAACTGATGTTGGCTTATACATACCGATTAGGTCTGCGTCAGTCATTTCTTCTGTACAAACTAAACGATAAGCGTTATCGGGATTAGTGTGGTAGTTCATAGCGAAGTATGTCTTACCAGTTCCTGGCTTACCGTATAGCAACACTCGCCCTAAGTTGTTCTCTAAGGCGAAACTTGCCTTCTGCCAAGGGTTGCTAAACCCCTGAACTTCTTGTTGTTCTTCAACTGTCATTTCGTTTTCTCCCTTTGTTGTTTGTTGTTGTTATGTTGTTTATTTCTTTGAGAGTGTATTACTCTCAAACCCTTCACGGATAACCCGTTTAATTTCCAAGATTAAAGGCAACTCAACTTGGTGATAAACCAACTCATCATTAAAACTCTTAGTTGATTTAACTAACTTCTCTGCCTGTATTCTTGTTATGGCGTATAGCACTTGCTCAATGTCCATAATGATTTCCCCTTAGTGTTTGATATTAAGCACAAGGATTTGCGCTGGGTCAAGTCTGCCACGATTTGCCAGCCGTGTCAAATCGGGGGCATTTTTTCGCAGTATCAAGATCGCGCGCGCGCGCGCGCACGGGCGCGCACGCAGGCGCGCGTATGTAGCAGCCGTTACTGGTAGCAGCCGTTACTGGTAGCAGTTACCAATGAAAGAACGCATTAACTAATGCGTCAACTAACGGGTTGTCCCCTGTTCTGATCTTGGGTTTGGGATACGTTGTGCAATCTAAATCATCTTCATCTCGAATAATAATGTGAACACCACGCGGCGTAGTAAGTGTGGTTAAGTGCATGGTTGTTTTGTCGTCACACTTTCCCGCAGCTATTCCCTCTCGTGCTGCGGTTGCAGATGCCCAGGCCTCTGATCGGGTGATGATGCCCACGCATTTGTCTGCTTTGCATTCGTGAATCATTTCGGAATCTTGAAGAGCTATGTAAACGTCATCGTAAGTTGCTTTGTATTTAATAGACAAAGCTTGAGCACCTTCTTCGTGCTCCTCGTCTACGTTAATGATGTCCATGTCAGGGTCTTCACTTAAGCTGACATACCACACTTCGCTTGATGCGTCATCGATCAACCCCTTAGATGCAAGAAACTCTTCAACCTTTTTAAAGTCTTCGAGTTCTCTCTCTAGCGCTTCTTTCGTAATGGTGTCGAACGCTGCGCGCAAGATGTCGTCCACCTCTTCGTTGAATTCCTCAGACATTTTGTACTCCTTGTTTTGCCCTGTATAAAGCGTACTCTTTGCTGCGCTCTACTGATTCTGATGGTAAATAGTTTGACACACCAACAGCCAGATCGGTTATCAATCCACGTATGTGATGGGGTGCCCTCATCGCAGCTATTAGTAACTCTACTAGTAGGTTCTCCATTAGTTCTAGGTCTTCAGTTTGAAACTTCGGAATGTTCATGCCGTTTTCCCTTCTCTTCCATTTGTTTGGTTGAATGATTATTTGAGCACGTTGGTGGCTCGGATAATTCTACGTAAGTAATTATCTGATTACTACAAGTGCTGCAGTTCCATTGCCGTTTCATTTGTTATTCCCTCCCTGCATATACATGGGTTTACATATTCATACTCGCGCCCAAGTTCTGACATTGCCATATATCTTTCGCCCCAACCTGTTCCATTGCACAGCTGGCACGTAGCTATCTGATCATTGGGTTTCATTTGTTTTAACAATTGCTTTACTCTATAGAGAGATGGAAACTGTCCGTCTTTTTCTACGGTTTCAAGAACCTTGCGACACATGGTTGTTGTTGCGCTCAGCAGCTCTTTGTCCACCCTCCAACCAGCTTTGATTGTGTTGCGTGCAACCTGTTGCCCAGGGTTTAGCGCACACAACCTATCAACAAACCGATCTATGTTTTCTGGCAGCATCAATCCTCCTTTTGGTTAGTTCATTTTCAATTACGGATACACAATTAACCAGTTCTTCTTCTTCCATTTTGCCAACAAAAGCACGGCGCAGGAACTTAGATACGCTGATCAACATCTCGTCTGTCATGATGATTTCTTTGCCCACTCTACCCTCGCCTTGTGTTTACGTCTTTCGTTTGTTGTGAGGCCACCCCAGATACCATAGGTGACAAAGTTGTCGATTGCAAAATCTAAACATTGCTGTTGGACTTTGCAACTTTCGCATAACTCTTTGATTGCTTTTCTTTCTGTCGTGCTGTTGCCACGTTCTGGAAAGAACATGTCGGTTGGCATACCCTTGCAGGCTGCATGATCTGACCAGCTAAAGTCCTTGTTAAACAAAGACCACTCATTTAGTAATTCCATATCCCGTTCCTTTCTGTTTGTCATTTGGTTTCCTATCCGATATTCCAGGGACTCCATCCCGCCACGTCGTAAAGGAGTTTGCCTGCTGTGAGATTAGTGAGCGGGTCTAACAGTATAGACTGCTCGCACACCTTAAGCTTCTTGCAGACAAGCCCATGATATTGGGCATGATCTCTCTTCCAGTGCACCCCGTTGATCTGCAATAGTCCTGTATCTGACCTGTGATTCCACTCGGAAACCCTAATGATGTTGCAGTTCTTATCAGCCACGTCACCACCAGCAAGGTTAGGGCAACCCCCTGATTCTCTCAGGATGATCCGACCAAGCCTCTTCCAGGTTGAGCGAGGCCACCCAGCTTGGGCTGCCAATGTAGGCAACCAAGATATATCCCCGTACTTGAAGGTCGGGGCCTTCGTCTTCGGTTGGTCTGGCATCTTCGGTTGGTCTGGCATCTCGTGCCTCACGCGCGTTGTCGGCAATGATCTCGATACTTCTATCGAGGTTGAAGCTGACGAGGGTGCGATTGCTGCTTGGACTTGTGATCCCAAAACAATCATCCCCATCAAAGGCACGGCGATACACCGTATAAATGTACTCATTGTTCCCTCCCATTATAGTAAAACTCCTGTACGCCTTATGAAATAAGGCTTATGATTTCTGTGAACTCCGTAAGTGTGATTAAAATAATTCCTTCTGTTGTTCCGTCTGGCATTGCCACCATTATAAATGGGCGATTGTCACCCAGCGCCTTTGCCTGATCGCTTTGTGCTTTCGCGTCTCTGAATCGTGTATAAATCGGACCGACTTGCGCGCCCGCTTTGACTTCGGTACGAAAAGCACCACCCCAGTTTTCCTCGTGACGGGTAAGATGACCACCCAACCCAAGTTTCTTACGGGCACGACGTGCTTTTGAATCCCCTTTAGATCGGTTACGTTTACCCCGAGCCGAAGGGTCGCCACAGTTTCGAATCCTACGCGCACCGTCACGATTGGTGCGCCCGAGGGTTCCAAATAGCGGACATCCTGGCGCGTTACATTTATCTTGGTTTCCTTCACAGTAACCTTTCCTTTCATCCATGTTGTTTAAGTGCTTCGTAAAGTAAGACTCTGATTGTTTCTGATCTTGTAGAATGTGTCCGCTTGGATACCTGATTGACCTGCTTAATCAACTCGGTATCCAAACGGATGGTAATCAAAGTTTTGGGTTGCTTACTCATTGGTGCCCTTTGATACTGGCATCAAGTTGGTTTCGGAATTGTGAAACAGACAGGGCTCAGAGTCCATCATTGCTTTAATGACCTCTTTGACTTGGACATTTACTCCATTGCGTTTCACGCGACCTTTCTCCAAAGTTTCTTTGTCAAGAAGTTTGCTCATATCTACCGACCCCATCAAGGAGTCTGCCCCGATGCTCACTTGTATTGGGTGATAAGCGCTGACGCCTCACCCTTTGCAAGCTCATCGAGTTTGGCTATGTTGCGGTTAACGGCTGCGCTGCACAAGTCAAGCACCTCTTTGTTGTCGGAGATGCCTTGGCTGCGGAGTACGGCACGCAACATACCCAACTGCTTGGGTGATGCTGGCTCTCCTGGGTTCTTGATTGAGATGCTTCGTGGTTGCTCTTCGGTGTCTACATAGGTAGCCCCCCCACTAGCAACAAGTGAATCCATCATCTCATCTATCTGGTGTTGGTCTGGCTTTAAGGCGGGGTTGGTAGGTAGCGAAACGTAAGCACCCTTTAGCGGTGGTGCCGAGCGCTGTACCTTCTCCATCTCCTCACGGCTAGGGCGTGCGCCCTTGGCTGCATACCCACAGTTAGCCAAAGCCCTGCCGATAGCGCTCGTCTCAGCGTTCTCTGCATGGGATGTGCGGTTTACTGGGCTTGCACCCCGTAGTTCTTCTGCATACCCCGTTGCTACTGGCCTCACATCTTCGCGGTCAAAGTAAGCCTCTGCCCTTACGAGGATGCGTGTGTCGTCGTAGTAGTGGATGGACGTAATGATTCGACCATCTGTATGATCAGCCCAAAACTTTACGAGCCTGTCCTCTACTGTTTCGTAGTTGTCTAAGTTGAACCCTGGCATTGTTATCTCCTTACCTTTGTTTTGAGAACACGAAAGTTCGTGTCCTTCCTGTATTTCTTTGACAGAGCTGGATGCTCTTTGTCAAACCTTGATGAGTCAAACACGTTGCGTGTCTGCATCTTCCATGTCACAACGATGTCTCCGTTGAGAACTCCTTCTTCTGCATCCTTCATTAGCATGCCGATCTGGGATTTTAATTCGCCCTCAGCATCTTCGAGATGCTTCTTTGCTTCTTTGACTTTATCTAGCTGTTCGATTAGATGCAACGTACCCTCGGGCAACACAGTCTGTGCTCCCGACGGTTTGTTATAAAGGTCGGATACGTTTCCGTAAGAGAGTCTGGCTACCTCTGGCACAAGCCCTTGCTCAATTAAACTCAAGAACGCATCTACTGCTGTGATGTGTATCTGTTGTTCATCTGATGTGACAACTTGTGTGTACTGATGTAGTTCGAGATCGCTGTCAAAGATGCGCCACTCAATCTGGTTTGTCCCTGTACAGATAGATTGCTGCACCCCCTGCCAATACCATTGGCGTGGCAGTACGCCATCCCAACGCTTCTTGGTTGTCTTGATTTCAAATGGCACCCCGTCTGCGCTGATCGCGTCAAGTGTTGCAATCATGCGAGCATCCCCGTTCTCAAAGCAATACATAATGTCTGGAGTATTCAACACGATTTCCTCTATGTCGGATGTCCATTGAATTAGTACTGGTTCAAGTCGGTTGCCCCGCTCCATAGCAGCGTTGGCCTGCTTGGGTTGTGGTGCTTCTTCAGCCAGCAGCTCAACTGCGAGATCTCCTGCTGTCATATATTCGTGTTCATTGTGCACGGCTGCTGCGCTTGATGCTGCGATTCGGGATAGTCCCTCGGCGTTGCGCCAGCGCACCTGTAACCATTCTTGGCTGCCATGCGGTGGCTTATTGATTGTGTATTGGTTCATGTTCTTCCTTTCGTGTAGTACAAATGTATCACGTCAGAGGGATGGACACAACCTTTGATTCCAGATTTATTTGGATGCACTTGAACTCGACGACCATCGCCGTGGGTATATGTAGAACATGGTCTACATCATCGTTTGGGGTGATGCTCTGGAATATGGTGATGTGCCCTTCCTTGCCGCCGTCTGATTGGGGTAGTAGGAATCCTGCCGTGCGCACGAGCACGGGGTCTTGGTCAAGGTCGCGTATGTTGGTCCACGTTTCCCCGCCCGCGTGCGCGTCCGTCCACGTCACATATATATAGGTCAGCTCATTCTTCGTCATCGTCAAGTTTTTCCCCGCAGATCGGGTCGCGCGGGAGCACACCTTTATTTACGCACGCGCACAGGCGCGCGCGTGTCACGGCTGTGCCTTCGGTAGGTACTCGTAGCTGGCGTGAGACATGGACACGATGCGTCCGTCGCGGGTGATAGCTATCCAGGTGGGGGCGTCAGGGTCGCAGAGACAAGAAGCCACTTTTGTCTCATCATGCTCGATGATCCCGCTGCAATGCTGGCAACGAAGTTTCACAACCAGCACACGTACTCTGCGGTCACGCGTCCTTTGTCGGGATCAACATAATGTATGCGTTGCGACGGCTTGCCAACGGCAGCCATAAAGGTTCGCGCATATTCGTTGTGAGATTCTGGCGAGCCTGTTACGAACACGCGTCCGCCGTTAGCCATGGTCAATGCGGTTGGGGTGTGGAAGTGGCCCATGTAGCAGTCATCAAATGCCTCTACGACACCCGTAGACCAAGCAGATACTTTACGTAGGATGTTTCCAAACGAACCAATCTCATCGCCGTGCACTAACAGCACTTTGTAGTTTCCAATGTGAAAGACCTGATACCAGTCATCTGACATCTGCCATTTGACGTGCTTGATATCTTTGCAGTTGTTAGAAACAATCTGATATGCCATTCGATCGATGTTGTCGCCAGACGGCATCTCACCTTTCTTGCCCAGCCTGCCGTGGTTACCAAACTCACAGACAACTGTAATCTTTTCAAAAGACTGAGCGAGGGAACGGACGCACCCTTCAATGATGCGAACCACCTCGAACATCTGTTCGTAAAGGTGTGCGCCTATCTCATACTGCTGCCCTGGAAAGATACCCACCCCTTCCACCATGTCGCCACCAAGCATGATCACACATTCTCTTACTGGATGGTGCGCTCGTTGAATATCGGTAAGGGACAACACCTTCTTAACCATGTCCTCGATGCGAGAGGATAGCGTAGGGATGCTGTACGAAGCGGTTCTTTTGCCAGCTTGCCAATCAGTAAGATGAACAAGAGCTACTTCTGGTTTGCCTTTTCTAGAATCCTTGGGTGGAGGGATGATCTTGGCACGCGGGGTAGACAACAACGAATTAGCTGCCGCGTCATACACGGCGTCTATCAAGTTGGCTGTCTTAAACTTGGCCTTAGCTTCGCTCCTCTGACTATGCAACAACGCTTTCTTTAATTCAATTAGGCTACTTTCAAGCTGAATAACCTGGTTGAATTTACTCACGTTATCTCCAACGCTGGATAGTCATGTTAGATACCTGCACTCCGAACTCTCTAAGAGTTGAACCAATAGCTGATGACGAAACCGTGTTGTCTTTAAGGGCTGCCTCAAAATCAGCAAACGATTCCTTATCGAGCACCTGTTTAATCAATTCCCGTGGATTAACTTTTGCTTTCTTCTGTAATGATTCTTTGAATTTACTCATGTTTCCTCCCGTTTGTTAAGTGCAACCCAGGAGGTAAAGGAAGGGAAGAACCAAAACCCTCCTGGGCTGCATTAAAACTATAGTGCACGTGTTGCAACTTGGCAAGCATTACGCTACTGTGTCAAACACAATTTAATAAACGCATGGTTGTGCCCCTGTCGCATGGGGTGGGACGTAAACAGGGGAACCTGGGTCGATTGCCATGTCATGTGGCAAAGCGCTGTGATTGGAATAGGGAGTCGGACTGTGGCAACCCGACGGGGGGTACAGACGGGTCTATCTAATCGCGGGTGTGGTCGCTAATGTGATCGTCAAGTTTCTTCTCAACCTTGTCTACCTTAACCTCAACTCTTCCTACACTTTTGTATATATGTTGAAGCATCCCCGAAACTACAGCGTGATCACTTTTATTTTCTTTACGGAACTGGGCAATAAGGGTGACGATTACTCCACCCACCGCTGTTACAACAGCAGAGAGTATTAACGCCCACCCGCCATCCATTATGCAAGCTTACTTTGCGCTTCGAAATCAAGAACAGCCTGCGGTACTTTATCGCCAGCAACATAACGGATATGCCACGGTTCAGACTGCAACTCCCATGACCAACCCAACGACGGGGCTACATCAAGAAGGAACTGCAAACCTGTGCGGCGAGCAACTCTAGGTTTTGT